CGTGTCATCGGGTACGTCATCGATCAGGCGGTCCTCGCACCCCAGGGGCCCCTCCACGGCAGTGTGACCGTCGACCAGTATTCGGGTCGGGAGACCGTCACGATCGGTGGGGTCGACGACCGCACGCTCGACATCGTGTGGCCCGACCTCGGCAAGACCCCGATTGAGACGCTCGTCAACGCAATCGTCGCCGCTGATGCGACGGGCAAGATGCCGCCCGTCGAAACCCTGCGCCTCCTGCTGCGCGCCCTGAACGTGCGGGATGTGGACGAGATCATCGAAACGATGACCGACGCGGACGGCCAGTGGATCGACCCCGACGTGACCGCCGCGGATGACGCTGTGCGCCGCTTCGAGCGGGGCGAATAGTGGCCATCACCGCCATCACGATCCGGCTGCAGTCTGAACTGCGGCGCCTCACAGACGGGTACGTGGACGCTGTGACTCGTGCCCTGGTCGCCCGCTGGTCGCAGGCGTGGCACGAGATCAGCGCGGAGTGGGAGCTGGTAGTGGGTGAGATCGTCGCCGCCCGCTCGACAGGGGAGGTGCTGCATCCCGCGCAGATCGCCCAACTGGCCCGCACACAGCGCGCTCTCACCGTGACGGCGGACAAGCTCACCGAACTGGTGGGGGAGTTCGAGAACGTCCTAGGTGAGCCGCTGCAGGAGATCGTGCGCCGCACAGCGGACATGACCTCTCAGGTCGTCGCCTCCCAACTCCCGGATCTGCCGGTCTTCCAGTCGTTCACGCGGGTGGATGCGGCGGCGATGCAGGCCATCATCGACCGCACCATGAGCCGGATCGTCGCGGACAGCATGCCGCTCGCCCCTGATGCTCTGGATGCGGTGAAGGCATCCCTGATTCGTGCTGTGCCTGCCGGCTGGCATCCGGACAAGGCCGCCAGGGAGATGCTCAAGCGCACCCGATCCTCGTTCAACGGGGGACTGGCCCGCGCCACGAGGATCGCACGCACAGAGCTCCTCGACGCGCACAGGGCTGCGAATCACGACCAGATGCGAGCCAACGACACCGTCACCTCCTGGATCTGGTGGACGCAGTTGGATGCGACGACGTGCCCGTCCTGCATCGCCCAACACGGCACCATCCACCCCAAGGGCGAGCCGGGGCCCCTCGACCACCCGAATGGGCGATGCACCGCGCTGCCGAAGACACAGACATGGGCAGACCTCGGCTTCCCCGATCTCGACGAACCCGCCGACCTCATCACCACGGCTGAGGACTGGATCCGCGACAACCCGCAGGACGCACTCCAGGCGTTGGGGGCGGACCGGTATCAGCTGCTCATGGACGGTCGCATCACCATCTCTGACCTGTCCACCCTGACCAGTAACGACGGGTGGCGGGACTCCTACCAAGCCACCCCACTCGCAACGCTCCGGAAGGAGACCACATGACCCTCCTCCGCGAAACCGCAACCCTCACACAGGCAGGCGGACGCTTCCGCATCGGCGTCATCACCCCCGGCGTCGGCTCCTCCGGCACCTACCCGCGGGAGACGATCGAAGCCGCCGAACGCGACCGCATCTTCCCCGCCGGCACCCACATGTACCTCGACCACGCCACCGAAGCACAGACGTGGGAGAAGCCGGAAGGGTCCCTCCGCGACCTCGTCGGTGTCCTCACGGAGGACGCACGGTGGGACGACGAATCGGGCGGCCTCGTCGCAGAAGCGAAGATCTACTCCCACTGGAAGCCGATCCTCGCTGAGATGAAGGACGACATCGGGGTCAGCATCCGAGCCTCCGGGGAAGTGAAGGAGACCAGCGAAGGCCGCATCGTCACCCGCCTCACCGAAGCCCGCAGCGTGGACTTCGTGACGAAGGCCGGACGCGGTGGGCGGATCCTCGAGGTCCTCGAGTCGCTGCGTGAGGGTGTCAACGATGAGACCCGCGACCTGCTGCGCAAGGCCGTCCGCGCTGCCCACCCGAATGGGTACGTGTGGGTGCGCGACCACGACGGTGAGCACGTGTGGTTCGACATCGACAGTGACGACGGCGAGACCACCTACCAGCAGGCCTACACCCGCAACGGCATCACCATCACCCTCGACGGTGAACCCTCCCCAGTGGTGCCGACGACCGTGTACGTCCCCGCCCGTGGCACTGAGACCTCCCAGCCCCCGGCTGGACAGGAAGCACCAGTCAACGAATCCCAGGAAGGAACCCTCATGGGACACATCCAGATCGAGGAGTCCGCGCACGCGGCACTCACCGAGAAGGCCAGCCGGGCAGACACGCTCGAAACGCAGCTGGCCGAAGCCAACACCAAGATCGAGACGCTCGAGGCGGAGAAGACGAAGGCGGCACGCGCCACCCACGTCTCCAAGCTCATCGAGGCGGAGTTCGACGGCATCGACGACCCGGCAGGAGTCGCCGCTCTCCTCACCGAGAAGCACACGGCGGCGGACACGGACGACGACACCATCATCGCTGAGGCGAAGGACCGCGCCGCCAAGCTCACCCCCACCGGCGGCGTCACCAACCTCGGTGAGACCCGCCCCGTCGAAGAGGCCAAGAAGGTCACCGACGACGACATCATCGCTGCTCTGGAAGGAGCCTGACCATGGCGAAGAACCAGCTCTACCCCGAGGCGAAGCACATCGCCCTCACCGCCGACCAGGACTACACCAGCGGCAGCCCTGTCGCGATCGGCGCAGTCCGAGGTGTCGCCCTCATCGACGCCCACGAGGGCGACCGCGTGACCGTGTGGACGGACGGATCCTGGGAGATCCCCGTCGCCGGCGCACTCACGGAGGGGCAGGTCGTCTACCTCAACGCCTCCGGCGCGCTGACCGCGACCGCGGGTGACACCGCGTGGGGCGTCTCCCTCGCCGTCAAGGGCACCGGCACCGCCCCTGCAGAGGTCGCACCGTTCGGCTTCGTCACCCCGACCCCGGCGTCTGCCGGCTGACCGAAAGGCACAAGAACATGGACACCATTGATCTGATGCAGGAGGGATTCCGGCGCGCTACGACGCGTGCGGAGAAGGTCCACGAGGCCGCCTCCCTGTTCGCCCGCGGCCGCAACGGCAGCAAGCCCCTCGCCCAGGCCGTCCTCCTCGAGGCGTTCTCCACGAGCGACTTCCCGGTCCTCCTGGGTGACGCGTTCGAGAAGCAGGCCCTCAAGGCCTACCAGGACACGCCGCTCGAGTTCGAGAGCATCCTCACCGACACGACGGTGGATGACTTCGAGCGCCGCAAGCTCGTCGACCTGTGGGGAGCCACCGAGTTCGCGCCTGTCGGTGAGGGCGAGGAGTACAAGTCCGGTCGCATGCAGGAGACCGAGATCGAGCACGGCACCGGCAAGTACGGTCGCACGTACGGTCTCACCTGGGAGCTGCGTCTGCGTCGCCGCTTCGCTGAGCTGGCGAACTTCCCCCGCGCTCTCGGCAACGGTGCCCGCAAGACCCAGAACACGGTCGTCGCGGACCTCCTCACCGACGGCAACAGCTGGAACGCGAACTTCTTCGGCACCCCCGGCACCGAGAAGTTCACCCCCGAGGCGCTGGACGCGGCGATCAAGACGCTCGCCCAGCGCACCAACCACCGGGACGAGCTCGTCGACACGTCGAACCTCGTCCTCGTGCACGGCCCCGCACTGCGTGGCGAGGTGGGGCGTGTCCTCACTGCAGCCCGCATCGTCACGAAGGTGACCACGGGTTCGAAGGTGACGGAGACGGAGGTCGACAACCCGTACCGCGGCATCGTCACCCCGCTGGAGTCCCGCACGATCGGTGCGCGTGTCAACGCGGACGGGTGGGCGCTCGTGCAGGGCAAGACGTCGGATCTGCCGTCGATCATCCGCACGAAGCTCAACGGTCACCCCGACGTCGACATCCGGGTCAAGCGCGACCAGGGTTCCGCTGTCGGTGGTGGGGACATTCCGGTGGAGGAGGGGTCGTTCAACGACGACACCATCCACTACCGGGGTCGTTCTGTGGTCGGTATCGATGCGGGGTTCAAGACGGGCGTGTACGCCTCCAACGGCACCGCCTGAGACCTGAGGGGAGGGGGCGCAGATGATCGACTACAGCACTGAGGTTGGCCAGATGCGCCTCCTCCTGTGTCCGTGCTCGACGGTAGAATAGGACACGCAACCGAATAGAACGGCCCGCCAGGAGACGGCAATCTCCGGACGGGCCTCACCAAGCCCAACTGTTCAGGAGTTGAGATGGCTACCAAGAATCGTACCTGCACAATCGACGGCTGCGACAAAGAAGCGGAGCGCCGAGAGTGGTGCAACACCCACTGCTTGCGGTGGAGGCGCAACGGAGATCCGGTTGCAGGACGGCGACCCCAGGCAAGCGCGTCACTGGACCCGATCGACCGACTCCGCCACCACGGATGGGATGTCACCGAAACAGGGTGCTGGGAGTGGCGAGGATCAACCAGCTCCAGCGGGTACGGGCAAGTTCGGATCGGTTACAAGCTCTACGCTGCGCACCGCGTCATGTATGAACACGCAGTCGGGCCTATTGAAGACGGTATGCACATCCTCCACTCGTGTGACAACCCGCCATGTCTCAACCCGGCGCACCTGCGTAGTGGAACGCACACAGACAACATGCGTGACATGTCCTCCAAAGGGCGCCGCCGACCGGACAGCGTTCTTCCTCGCGGGTCTCAGCACGCGAACGCGATCCTCACCGAAGAACTCGTGATTGATCTGCGCACTGAACGTCGGGGAGGGATGACGTACAAGCAGCTTGCTGCGAAGTACGGGGTTGCATTCTCTACGGTCGCGGACATCGTCAAACGGAAGAAGTGGAGGCACGTCGGTGGCTAAAGCGATCAACTACACCGATGACTCTGGCCGGGTCAGACTTCTCATTGCCGACACGGATGTCGACAACCTAGTCCTGGACGATGAGCAGATCCTCGGGTTCCTCGAGATCCATGGGGGCAACGTCAAGCGTGCTGCTGCGGCGGCACTCGACACGATCGCCTCGTCTGAGGCGCTGCTGTCGAAGAAGATCCGCACGCAGGACCGTCAGACCGATGGGCCTGCGGTGGCGGATGCTCTGCGTGCTCATGCTCGTGCTTTGCGGGATGAGGCGGACGGTGAGGATCAGGTGGAGGAGGAGTCGTTCTTCCTCCTGACCGAGCCGCTCCTGCCGACGCGAGTCGAGGGGGAGGAATGGCGCCGCTGAGCACCACCCGCATCATGCCGGACAACTGGTCGGAGCATCACAGGCCAGCGGCGGAGGGGTTCCTCACAGGCACTTGCGATGCGCGGCGGGCGGATCGGGCTGGTGGCCCTGAGGGGATCATCTACGGCACCCCAGTGTGGGACGAGAAGCCGTGCAGTGCGCAGTTCCTGTCCCAGTCCGCGAGGCCTGTCGTGGTCGTGGACAGCACTGAGGTGCAGGTGACCCACCGCGTCTCGGTACCGATCCATCTCACGGATCTGGGGTACCGCGACGTCATCACCATCACCGCGAACCCGGACGACCCCCGCCTGAACGGAGCTGTCCTGACAGTGGTGACGGTGGAGTCGGGGACGACGAACTGGACCAGAGACCTCGCCTGCGTCGAACAGAACCGGAGGCGACATGAGTGATGACCTGAGGGCGTTCGCAACAGACCTCCGCAAGACCAGCGCGAAGGCCCAGAACATGGCCCGCCAGGCCGTGGCGAAGACCGCTGCCGACATCACCAGCGATGCGAAGGTGTACGCACCCGTCCGCACCGGCAACCTACGGGCGAGCATCGGCCACGACCTCACCGAGACGAATGGCGTGGTGGAGGCTGAGATCGGACCCACGGTGAGTTACGCGCACTTCCTCGAGCACGGGACGAGTCGGATGGCGCCCCGCCCGTTCCTCGGGCCCGCGTTCGACCGGCGCGCACCCAACCTCGAGAAAGCCATGAGCATGCTCCTTGACGGGACCGTCGGATGACGACCGAAGAACTGGTCGCCCACCTCATCAACCGGCTCGGTCTCACGGGGGCGCTCGTCTACGACGGGCACGTCCCCGACCAGATACCCACGTTCCCCGGCACCGCGATCATCCGCCCGTACATGGTCATCTGGGCGATGCCCACCAGGGAAGGCGAGGAGCAGGACCTGGCGTACTCGCACCAGAACTCCCGCTCCGACCTCACCATCACCGTCGCCGCCGGCTCCGTCGAGACCGTCCGTCATCACTCTCAGCAGGCGATTGGGCTCCTGCACCGGCAGACCCTCCCCGGTGGTGGGGAGCTGCGGCACACAGACCCCCACGTGGCTGTTCAGTGGGACGAGACCGTCACCCCAGGACGCTTCTACCAGCCACTCGCCTTCATGCTCCTGCAGCCGTAAACCCTCCTGCCCCGCTCTGGCCCTCACGAACGTCGTGGGGGCCTTCGTCATTCACGAAGGGAAACCCATGCCCGACAAGTTCATCGAGGCCATCGACACACGGACGGGACAGAAGATGCGCGTCCCCTCCCAGTGGCCCAGCCTCTTCCCCCACATCAAGGCACGCAAGCACCACCGACCGGACCAGCCCAAGACCGTCCAGGTCACCGAGCCGCGTCCCCAGATCCCCACCCTCAAGAACGAACCGAAGGAGTCCTGAAATGCCTCTCTCACTCGCTGATGGAAAGGTCAAGGTCGCAGTCCTGTCGACTCGACCCGCCAACCCCTCCGCTCCCACCGTCGCGGAGCTGGACGCTGGAATCCAGGCCTCGTGCCGAATCGCCAGCCAGGACTGGAACGTGGGCCCTGCGGCCTCCGAGACAGTCGATGAGAAGCCGCTGTGCCGCGAAGGAAACGTGCAGGCGCTCGGCCCAAGCAACTTCACGGCGGAGTTCACCGTGTTCCGGTACTTCACCGAGGAGGGGCAGCCCGAAACCGGTGAGGACGACACCGAGGAAGGCATTGGAGATGCCCTCTACCAGGCGGTGAAGACCAAGGGTGCGCGTCTGTACATCTACGAGCGCGAGACCTCCCGGAAGTCCCTGGCGGATTGGGCTGCTGATGACGAGGTGAGCGGGTACGAGATCCTGCTCGACAACCCTCAGAAGCCGGGAGACCAGGGCGGCTACATCAAGCGTCGCGTGGTCGGGCTCGTGCAGGATGCGTGGCTCGACGCCAAGGTCGCAGCCGGCACCGGCGGCTGACCCTGACAACTCCTGTGCGGCATGCTCTTCCATGCCACGGGCGGCATGCCGCACAGGTCCACATCTTGTGTCCGTGGCGTTCGATATGATGGTCGGACAATCGAAGAGCCCCCGCGCTGCGCTAACAGCCGGGGGTGTGGCCGAGTATGGAGGTACTCGACATGTCCAAGCGTACCTGTTCAATCGACGAGTGCGAGTCGGCTGTGCGCTCCCGCGGCGCATGCGTCCGGCATTACGCGCTGATGCTCTCCCCGGATGAGGCGGCAGAACTGCAAGCAAGCGTTCGCGACCGGTTCTGGGCGAAGGTCGATCAGTCCGGCGAATGCTGGACCTGGACCGCTGCGCGCTATCGGAACGGGTACGGCGCATTCCGGGGATTCGACGGTCGCGTCACAACCGCTCACCGGTTTTCCTATAGCACCGAAGTGGAGGACATCCCGGATGAGCAGCACATCGACCACCTCTGCGGCTCGCGCGATTGCGTTCGGCCCGCCCACCTGAGAGCAGTAACGCCGAAGCAGAACATCGAGCACCGCGTAACCCTAAACGCGAACAACCGGAGCGGATACCGGGGCGTGTACTTCTCCAACGGGCGGTGGTGGGTGAAGGTGCGTGACCACTACCAGGCCCACTACCGGGGCGGCTTCATGACCTTGGAAGAGGCCAACGAAGCGGCCATTTCGCTCCGCCAGGAACTGTTCACACACTCGCGAGACTGATCAATCAATAGCAATGGGAAGCCCTCACAGCCGTGGGGGCTTCCGCCATTCAAGAAGGAGAAAGCCCGTGGCCGAAGACGATATGTTCAGCAGCTCTCCTGTCGACCCAGCCGATGGGGACTGGTTTTCGCAGTGGCTCGAGACCGGCACCGTCGCCCAGCGCAGCGTCCCCATCTACGGGCGCCCGGATCTGTTCGCGAAGTACGAAGACCTCGAGCGCCGACGGCAGATCGCCGCGGAAGTCGACCAGGAAGAGCGCAGCCTGGGGGACTCGTCCCTGGCGGACATCGACGAGGAGATCAACGCCCTCTACAAGCAATGGCAGGCGTCCAAGACCGTCTGGTACATCCGCGCCCTGCAGCCCGACGAGATCGATCAGGCCCGGGATGAGGTGAACTTCCCGGACGAGCCGAAGCCGGCGGAGGGGGAGAAGGAACTCTCTGCTGAGGTGCGTCGAGAGTACGAGCGGGAGGCTGAGGCCGCGAACACGCGTGCGAACCAGATCTTCGTCGCCCGCTCCCTCGTGAAGATCGAGAACAGCCTGGGTGAGGTCGTCCGTGAGTCGATCACCCCGGAGCAGGTGAAGGTGATGCGGGAGAAGCTGGGTGATCAGCAGATCCTCCGTCTGGTCGCGGCGGCGATGGTCGCGGCGACCCAGGAGGTTTCGATCCCGGTCCCTTTCTCTCAGAGCAGCTCGAAGAGCGACCGCGCCTCGTAAGGACGCTCAGGGCCGCACGCTCGTGGGGTGTGCGGCCCGGAGTGTTCGTGGAGGAGTGGCCTGAGAAGGACCGCCTGTTGGCTGAGGCGCTGACGCATTTCGAGGACACCGCGCACTGCAGTGGGTGTGGGCAGTTGAAGTCGAAGGCGTGGGATCCGGACAGCGCGTGGGAAGTCGGCACGGTGGAGTGCTACGCGTGCAAGTCACACCAGGACGACAAGACCGAGTCGAAGCCGGGTGAGTTGCGGTTCCTGTCGCTGGATGAGAAGTCGATGCGGATCGCGAAGGCCCGGAAGAAGGCCCGCGAAGGTCAGTAGGTCCAGGCAGTGACGTTGACGTCCCCGTTCTCGTCCATGGTCACCCCGCAGTTGAAGCTGTCGCTCGTCGTCGATCGTCCCGATGCGTTCGGGTAGCGCGCCTCGCCAGACACCGCCCACATGGTCCCGGTGTCTCCGAGGTCTCTGAACTCGACATCGAACAGCTCGACCGGCTCATCGAGCCCCAGCTCGGCAGCGAGTTCGGCAGCGCACTCAAGCTCCACCGCCTCTTGAACCGTCATCGGAGTCTCTGTCGGCTCCGGTTCCGGTGCGGCAACGGGCTGGTTGGTGGCATTGGCCAGCCAGATCAGACCCCCTGCCAGCGCCAGCACGGCGACGAACACGGCCACGACAGGCCACCACGACGTCTTCTTTTCAGGCGCGAGAGCGCTCTTGAACACCACGGGCTTTCCCATAGGCGAAGTATCCCACGGGGTCCGGACACAACACGTTCTCAACACCTCAGGAGGTGGTCATGGCTGATCGTTCTCTCGTGGTCCGCCTCCGTGCCGAGGTGAACCAGGCTGTCGCTGGCCTGGACAAGACGGCGACTGCCGCTGAGCGTGCCTCAGTCGCCGTCACCAAGACCGGGGATGCGTTCGAGAAGGCGTCCCGCCGCCAGCAGGACGCCGCGGGTCGTCTCCGTGTGGCTGAGGCCCAGTTGCTCGAGGTCCAGGGGAACAGCAACGCGAAGGCGTCACAGCTGGTCGCCGCTGAGGAGAAGGTCGCATCCGCCCGCCGTGAGGTTGCGGAGACGTCGCAGTCTGCGGCGAACGCTGAGCAGGTGCTGCAGCAGGCGATGGAGGACTCCACGCAGGCCGCGAAGGAGTCCGCCGCCGCGGCGAAGGAAGCAGCTGACGCGGCATCGAAGAACGAGACGGCGATTGCCAAGATGGCCCGCAACGCGGACGCCAACGCACAGGCATGGTCGACCGCCGGCACGGTCCTTACCGCTGCTGGTGGGTCCATCGTCGCGCTCGGAGTGGCCGCTACGAAATCGGGCATCGAGTTCAACAGCCTCAACCAGACCGCGAAGGGCGCGCTCACCGCCGTCATGGGATCCGCAGCTGGTGCGGCTCGCCAGATGGAAAAGATGAACGAGTTCGGGCGCGGCACATGGGTCATGCGCGACTCGCTCATCCGCGCCCAGCAGACCATGACTGGTTTCGGGATTGAGACCGAGAAGGTCATCCCCTACATGGATGCCCTCGCGGAGACTGTCGCTGCGACTACTGGGTCGAACCAGGACTTCGAGGAGCTTGCCCGCGTCATGGGCAAGGTGGAGTCCTCGGGGAAGCTCACTGCGGAGACGTTCAATGAGTTCGGCACGCGTGGCGTGGACGCCGCGCAGCTCATCGGTGACGCCATGGGTATGACGGCCCAGGAAGTCCGTGACGCTGTAACCGAGGGCACCCTCGACGCTAGCGAGGCCCTCGACGCGCTCGCTGAGGGCATGAAGACACGGTTCGATGGTGCGACCGAGAACATGCGACAGACGTTCTCTGGCGCGTTCGCGAACGTGTACGCCGGATTCCGCGACCTCTCTGCATCACTCGCTGAGCCGCTGGTCAGCAAGGAAGGCGGCGGGCTCCTGGTCGACGGGTTCAACACCCTCGCAGACAGCCTGAACGAGTTGCGGGACATCTCTGACAGCATCCCGGAGCCGGTGAAGATCGCGGCAGGCGCCGTAGGAGGACTCACCGCGGCAGCGTCCTTGGCCGCGGGCAGCTTCCTCCTCCTGGCGCCTCGCCTGTTGGAGACCCGGACCGCGTTCCAGACTCTCGCGGGCCAGGACGATCTCGTGGGCAAGTTCGCCACTGGGCTGGGCAAGGTCGGCCCCGCCGTCGCGAAGGCAGCAGCCGCTGTCGGTGCGGCTGTCGTCGCATGGCAGGCGCTCGACACGATCATCAACACGGCCACCAACCGGTCGGCTCCGAAGATCGAGAAGCTCTCTGCTGAGATGGAGGGCCTCGCTGCCCACGGGCGTGCCGCATCCGGTGCGCTCGAGCAGGCGTTCGGCGGGGGGTCCAACAGCTGGCTGACCAACACTCTTCTTGGCACGACCGGTGCCGTCACCAACCTGGATGAGGCGTTCGGGGAACTCTCTCGCAACTCGGGGAAGATTGGTGAGGTCACGCTCGCCCTGCAGAAGGTCCGGCCTGGCAAGCAGGCTCTGGAACTCGCCACTGAGGGTGTAGCGGCGTACGACGACGCCCTGGTCCAGATGGCCGAAGGCGGGGCCTCCGACAAGGCGGCTGCCGCGTTCGACAAGATCGCGGACCGGCTGACCAGCCAGGGCCATGACATGGACTTCGTGGTCGAGAACTTCTCCGACTACGAGGATCTCCTCAAGTCGACCGCGGACACCCTCGACGTGACGGGTCTGTCTGCGGAGGACTACGCGAACTGGATGCGGGGCGAAGTCCCCGACGCTGTGCGCGAGGCGGCTGAGGCGAACGCGGAACTCGCGGACGGGCTCGCCGGTATCCCCCCGGTCGCGGAGGGCGCCGCAACCGGTGTGGCCACGCTGTCGGCTGAGGCGGTCGAGGCGCAGGACCAGCTCAACGAGATGTTCGAGCAGCTGTACGTCAGCTCGCAGGGCTTCGTCGATTTCGCGGAGAAGGCCGTCGACGCTGACGTGTCTATGCGCGACTGGATCAAGTCGATGGAGGATCAGGTTGTCGCGCAGGAGACGTGGCACGAGAACCTGCAGAAGCTCATCGACCGTGGCGCACCGCAGCAGCTCATCGATCACTTCATCGAGCTGGGGTCTGAAGGCGCGTTCCGGGTGAAGCAGCTCGCGGACGGGTCCGAGGAGGACCTGAAGCGTGCCGGTGACGCGTTCGTGGACGTGAGCGAGCAGGCCGCGGGGTTCGCTGGCACGATCACGCAGATTCCGGACATCAACCTCGAGGCTGATGACACGACTCTGCGGTCTCAGTTGTGGTTCGCGGAGGAGGCACTGGCGGAGCTTCACCGGATGAAGCCGACCCCGGAGACGGATCTGAAGATCACGGCTCTGGAGGATCAGATCCGGGTAGCGAAGGACCAGCTGGGCGACCTCGACAATGACGAGGCCCACCCGCTCGTGGGCGTGTCCGGTGCAGACGAGTCGCGGGGGAAGGTCGAGGGCGTCCACGACGCACTGGTCAATCTGCCGTCAGATGCGAAGTCGAAGGTCGACGTTGACGACGAGCCGGCCCGGTCGACCATGGAGCGGCTGTGGACGTGGATCCGCGGCAAGACGATCTTCTTCAAGACCGATGAGCAGAAGGCCGCTGCGCAGGGCCGCAACTCGACCGGCACCGCAGGCTCGTCGTCGAAGTTCTCCAGTGGAGGGTCGGTGCGGGGCCCTGGCTCGGGCACGTCGGACGACATCCTCGCTCGCCTGTCCAACGGGGAGCACGTCTTCACTGCGGAGGAAGTGCGCCGTATGGGTGGGCACTCCGAGGTGTACCGCCTGCGTGACCAGATCATGCGTGGCCAGGTGCCTGCGTTCGCGACCGGTGGTGCAGTGTCGTCTGCTCGCGGGAACCTGGCCCGGGCTGAGCGTGACCTTGAGCGGATCCAGAACCGTGGCCGGAAGGTCACGGCGGCGGATCGGGACCGTGAGGCTGCGCAGAAGCGTGTCGAGTCAGCCCGTGCTGCTCTGCAGCGGGCGGAGGAGTCGGAGCGGAAGCGTGCTGAGGCGGCCCGGAAGGAAGCTGAGCGTCGCACGCGTGTGCGTGAGCTGCAGTCGGATCTGCGGACGGATGTGCGCCGGGGGTCGATCCGTGACCAGGTGACCGGGTCGCTCAGCGGAGGATACTCCGCGGTCGATCGCCTGTTCGGGCTGGGCCAGAACGAAGACCTGTCCCGCGCATCGCGCAACACGGCGACGAACCGTGCCCGCAAGTTCGAGTCCGACCTCCGCCGCCTCTACGGGCAGGCAGAGCGGGTCGACGAGAAGCTGAAGGCGGCACAGGACAAGGCTTCGGAGCTTGAGGGTATCCAGAAGTCTGTCTCGTCCGGCCTGCTGTCCGGTCGCGAACTGGACATGGGCGACTACATGAACTTCTCCGGAGGCCAGTGGACAACCCACACGGGTGTCGCTGGTGCCACACGTCGGATGACGGCTGACGTCGGCAGGATGAAGGAGTTCGCGAACAAGCTGCAGAAGCTGATGAAGGCTGGGATTCCTGGCGCGATTCTGCAGGAGATCGCTGGTGCTGGCGTGGATGAGGGTATCGCTCTCGCTGACGCGTTCCTCAACGCTTCGTCGTCGGAGCAGGCGTCGTACATCGGCACGTGGAACGAGTACGAGAAGCAGGCACAGCGGATCGGCAACATCGTCACTGGTGGTTTCTACGACGGTGGTGTGGACGCGGCGCAGGGTGTCGTGAAGGGCCTCGAGTCTCAGCAGAAGAGCGTCGAGGCGCAGATCGCACGGCTCGCGAAGACCATGGAGGACACCCTCAAGTCCGTCCTTGGTATCCGCTCACCTTCCAGGGTGATGGCTGAGCTGGGCGCGTACACGGTGGAAGGCCTGGTGCAGGGCATGCTGTCCGGCCAGTCCGACGTCACCAACGCTGCGTCTCTGCTGGCGGGCGCGGCGATCCCGAACCTCCGCTACGACATCGACATGACTGCCGCCCCTGTGGTGGATACGGATGCGATGGCTGCGGGGACGGCGATGCAGGACATGTCCGCGATCACGCTGGGTGCGATGCAGTCGATGCGTCTGGCTGTCAGCGATGGGTGGACGCAGATGCTGACGGACACCCAGGCGGCCCAGTCCGGCATGCTGACGGACACGACCAGCAAGCAGTTCTCCATGCGGGACATTACAGCCCAGCAGCAGGAGCAGATGCGGGCGATTGTCCTCGGCAAGCAGACGGAGTCCCGCACTGCCGTGTCAACGGAGCAGGAAACCATGCGTCGAGTCATGGCGGAAAAGCAGACGCAGATGCGGGACAAGAACCGTACCGAGTTTGAGTCGATGCGTGTGACAACGGGCGAGAAGCTGACGTCGATGCGGTCGTCGGCTGACACGACGATGGTTGGGTTCCGGGGCGACTACGACTCGCACATGGGTTCGCTGAAGCGGATCAACCGTGACGGTCACACCAGCATGGAAGACGCGTCGGAGGTGGCGTTCAAGGGCATCCGGTCGGGCATGAACACGCAGATGCGTGAAGCACGCCCGGAGCTGGGCGGGCGCATGAACAACCTCATCGACGTCCTTTCGAAGTTCACATCGAGCGTCAACAAGGCGTTCAAGGATGTGGGCGTTGAGCTGGACTCCCCGCAGAAGCTCGCGTTCGCGACGGGTGGCGTCATGCCCGGATACACACCGGGCAGGGACGTTCATTCCTTCTACAGCCCGACAGCCGGCAGCCTCTACCTCTCCGGTGGTGAGGCGATCATGCGGCCCGAGTTCACCCGCGCAGTCGGCGGTGAACGGGGCGTGAAGGAACTCAACGATGCTGCGCGCCGCGGGGATCACGAGCACTTGGATCTCGCGATGCACTTTGCTGACGGCGGAGTCATCCCGTCCGCGCCCATGCGGGGTGTGAATGCTTTCGCAGACAGTGGTGTGTGGCGCGGCCTCTGGTCCATTGTGAAGGGAGCTTTCCCGCAGTCCAGGCTGACCTCGGCTTACCGTGGCGGGTCCCGCACCGCATCCGGCAATCAGTCCTATCACTCGCGTGGCATGGCGGTGGACCTCGCCGGCCGCTACAGCATGGACACGTCCACGATGGGGCAGATCGCGAGCTGGCTTGTCGGGAACTACGGCAACAGCAACGAGATCATCTACAGCCCGCTGAATGGTCGGCAGGTCAAGAATGGCCGCAACTACATGTACACCGGCGCTGTCCGTGGCATGCACTACAACCATGTCCACTGGGCGAATCGGTCGGTGCCGGGTGGCGCGACTGGCGGGCCATCGGGCGCGTGGGACGGAGATGTGTGGATTCCGCACCCGTTCCTCGACAAGGCGGGCGTGTCGGCTGATGGTGATCTGAAGGCGGCGTATGAGCGTGCCGCGAAGAAGCAGATCAAGGACATCATCGGCAAGCACACCGGGCAGCTCACTGGTGGTGATTTCTCTCGCCAGCTGGGTACGGGCATCATGCGGGCGACCCGTGACGGGCTCATCAAGAAGGCGACCGATTATGGGGAGCTGATGGGCGACGGGGGTATCCCCGGTGCCGCGAATGGGCCTGTGAAGCAGATGGCTCGCGAAGTCCTCGAGAAGATGGGTTGGGGCGACCAGTGGTCGGATCTCGACTGGCTGGTCACGAAGGAGTCGGGGTGGAACCCGAATGCGCAGAACCCGACCTCGACGGCCTACGGCTTGTTCCAGTTCCTCAACGGGACATGGGGCTCGGTTGGTGCGTCGAAGACTAGTGATCCGCTGAAGCAGATCCAGGCGGGCCTGAAGTACATCCAGCAGCGCTACGGCGACGTCAGGGGTGCCCGCAGGTTCTGGGAGCGCAACAACTGGTACAAGGACGGCACCCGCAACGCCAAGAGTGGCTGGGCTGTCGTTGGTGAGGAAGGCCCCGAGCTGGTCAACCTCGGCGGGGGAGAGCGGATCGAATCGAACCGCAACACCCGCGCCGCCCTCGCAGCCAACAGGACGTTCATCTCCCCACAGGCAGCGGGCATCGACTACGACCGCCTCGCGAAGGCGCTCGGAGACGAAATGGCAAAGCGCCCTCAGGTCGTGCAGCACAACGATCTGTCGGACATGTCAGAAACCCGTCTGATGAACAAGATCGCTACGCGGTCCACCGACGCGCTCCACATGTACTCGTAAGGAGAGCAATGACAGCGACTCTGGAAGTTCCCGCGACTCCGCGCGGCATGTGGGTGTCCGTGGTCCTCCAATCTTCCGCAGGGCAGATCCCCCTGTGGGTGGGGGAGGACCACGGCGGGTTCCTCTTGAAAGACGGAGTGAGGGGTTTGGGGGTCGCCCCTATTGATCTGGAAACGACCCCCGCAGGCCGGCACGGAACAACCCTCCTCGCGAACCGTATGGATGAGGTGGAGATCGGGCTGCCGATCTCCATCAAGGGCCGGTCGCCGGAAGAGATCCACGACCTGCGGCAGCGACTCAACAACGTGCTGTTGCCTGGCCTGGATGAGCCGGTGGAGATTGTGGTGCAGACCCCCCACACGGGGGATTCGCGCACCCGGTACGGGCATCTGGTGTCGGGGCTTGAGGGCGCGTGGGGTGGATCGGATTCGCATTTCACGTGGTATCACACGGTTCTGGTGTTCCGGTGCCCGGATGTGTGGGCGTATGGGGCTGAGCGGTCTCGTGAGTGGGGCCTATCAACGGTCATCAAACCGTACTGGACTTCCTCCCCGCGCCTGCCTCACTACCCTGCGTGGCTGTCGTCCAGCACCGTCCTGGGGGAGTTCGAGTTCACGGTGTCCGGCGATTCCCCAACCTCACCCGTCTGGACGGTGACCCCGCCGGGTGAGGATCTGCTGATCCGCTGCGGCAACGGATGCGGAGACGAGATCTTCTTCGAAGGTGAGATCACCGCCCCGCTGACGATCGACACCCGGACGGGTGAGATCACGATGCCGGGGATGACCCGGAGGCAGATCTGGGAGCGCATCCCCGAGGGTCGCGACCGGATGTTCGATCTCCCTGCTGGGGAGAACAAAGTGCTGGTCAGCATGGTTGGTGCGCAGGGCACGTCCACGGTCCGACTGTCGTATCGGGAGAGATGGAAGGCGCAGCACTGATGCGAGTACTGATGCGCGACACCGATCTTCTCCCTCTGGGGGAGTTGCGGGTGACGGATGTGCACGCCGTGGTCCGCAGGAACGACGTGAGCACATGGTCTGTGACGGTGAACGCTCGTCCGGGGGAGTCGTGGGAGGACTACACGGATGGGATGGGCGTCCTCATCGAGGACGAGCACACAACCATCAGTGGGCCGCACGTTGAGTGGGAGTTCGACCGTGACGGCGCCAAGCGGTTCCTGAAGCTGCGGGGTGTGGACGACAACACGATTCTGGCGGATCACATCATCATCCCGGACCCATCCCGGCCTACTGACGATCAGCAGGTGGATGTGTGGCGGATGACGGGGCCTGCGGAGACGGTGATGCGGACTCTGGTCGATCAGCAGATCGGCCCCAGCGCGCCCACTGATTACCGAGTCGATGGTTTGGTGTTGGAGCCGGATCAAGGGCGCGGCGGACAGGTGACGGTGAGCGCCCGCTACGACAACCTGCTGGAAACCATGCAGGAGCTGGCAGAGACCGGGGGCGTCAACTTCCGGGTGGTTCAGGACGGCAGGCGTCTAGTGCTGCGGTTCCGTGAAGGCGAAGACCTGTCTAGGGCGGTCCGTTTGCAGGAAGAGCAAGGTGGGGTCACCAAGCTCAACTTGAAGCGGAAAGCCCCCACAGCGACTGAGGTCATCGTCGGCGGTAGCGGATCTGGGGCCACACGAAAGATGTGGCGAGACACCCAACCGACAACATGGCACCGCCGCGTCACCCAGTTCGTGGATCGCCCTTCAACATCTGACCCGAACGAACTGCAGCAGGCGGCAGAGAAGGCCCTCGCGGATGGGCAGGAGTCGGTGTCCGTCACGTTCGAAACCGCAGACACCAGAACGATCAAGTTCGGGCGAGAGTACGACATCGGGGACACGATCACCCTCCAAGCTGACCTCGCGACGGTCACGGATGTGGTGCAGGTCGCGGACATTTCCCTACAGAACGGGTCGCGTCGCGCATCGGTTCAGGTGGGTCCGGTAGCGGATGAGTCGAAGCTCGCAGAAACCTCCCCCATCCCTGCCTTGCTGCGGAAGCGGCTGGCGGAGTTGTCACAGATGGTCCGCCGCAGGCAGACAGAGTAAGGAGACCCACTATGGCTACTCAGGCTGAGATCAACGCGTTCGTTGAGCAGATTATGCCGTACTTCAACCCGGCCCCGGTGGAGGAGGATGCGGTGCAGCAGTCGTGGCCGCGCCTCGATCGGGGTTTGTCGGATGTGCAGGACATGCAGCGGTTCCAGAACATGCATGGGATCTTCGACGATGGCGGGTTCCCGTACAACCTCGTCCCTCACGCGACTGATGCGGAGACGAACCAGGCGAACACACTGTTCCTCACCGTTTCCACTAAGACGGGGGCGGCGGGGGCGACTCTACGGGGGGCGTTCCACCGTCTGCGGGAGGACCTTGAGCTGGGGTTCCCTGCGGTGTCGTCTGCGACCACCTACTACGTGGTGATCGAATACGACCCGGTACGCGCGGAGGATGGTGGCGACCCGCTTGAGGCGAAGGTCGTCACCGCCCTGAACTATTCGCAAGGCCGGGATTACATCGTCCTATGGGAGCTGGACCGAAAGCCGTCCCAACTGCTGTCCGATGCGACTATCCGCCGTATCCGCCCTCGCGCTGTGGGCGTGATCTATGTGTGGGACGAGTCGCACAAGCCCGCTGCGGAAAGGCAGCCGTGGGGCACGCTGTGCGTGGTTGGTGCGACGGGCGCTATCTACCGGTCTACGACGGGCAACGAGGCTGGCGGGGATTCTGGTGAGCGGGCGTGGGTGCCGCTGACTGATGTCAGCCTGCGCGGCGACAACCAAGCGTACGAGTACGTCGGGCACGGCGCACGGATCGGGTCCACCCGCATTGGCCAGATGGTTGTGATGGAGGGACGTGTGCGTCGCGTAGGGGGCGCATTGTTTTCGGGAGGTTCGACCGCTGGCTACCTGATCCATATTCTTCCGGTGGGGCACCGGCCACCGACTGAGCGCAGGTTTATCGCGTCCGGCCCAGGGCTTACGAATAATCGGCGGGTCGCCGTCAGCGTCACCCCAGATGGTGAGGTGCGGGCATTTCCTGAGACGACTGTCGATTGGGTGAGCATCGACGGCTGTGTGTTCACGGTGGGGAGATAGTCATGCCAACGCTCATCGCGTGGCTGCGTGCCACGGACGCCGCGAAGTGGGCTGGCACCAGCATCATCGCGTGGGCTGGCCTCGCCTACATCATCCTGCCCCCGGTCTCCACTGTCGGTCTCTATAGTACGGCGTGGCCTGCCCGCGTGTGGGGGGCGATGATGCTCACCGGGGGTATCGTCACCCTGTACGGGCTGTGGTCGAGACTGATCGACTGGGAAAAGTTCGGGATGACTGTCGTGCTCGTCGGGGTTGCTTCCCTGACCGCGAATCAGGCCCTCCTCATGCTGGACTACCCGCCGACGTGGACGCGGCTGGGTGGGACGCTCGTCTACCTGGCGGGCACCGCGTGGGTGCTAGACCGCACTCTCCGACTGTCGTCCGACAAGCGCCTATCTGATGAGGCTGAGGCCCGATACGAGGGGCGGTGACGGGTGCACATTGATCCGCAGCCGGTCATATCGTTTCTGCTCGGTGGTGGTGGGGTGCTCATCGCCCGCGCACTGTGGGAGGTGCTGCTGGCCCGCAAAAAGGGACGTATCGCGCATGAGGACACGACCATCAGCCGGTACAAGTTTTTTGCGGACCAGGAGGCGGAGCGCCGCAGGGAGTCGGAGGCGGAGACCGCCCGTGCGGAGCGGGAGCTGCGCTGGTATCGGGCCCGATACGCCGCCCTGTGGCAGGCGCACTCCGCGGCGGGCCATGACGTGACCGCGCATCCGTTCGCCCCACCCCCAGACATCCACTGACACCCACGACTATCCACGGCCTCGCCTATCAGGGCGGGGCCTACGCAATTCAGGAGGACGGATGGCCCGCTACTGGCGTATGGCCCGATCGCTGGACAAGCTGCTGGCGCAGATCAACGCGTACGCCCCACGACGATCCAAGGTTTCAGACGGGGGGATCGGCGACGCCGCGCATTCTGCGCGCACGTCGGATCACAACCCGGACAGCCGTGGCATCGTCCATGCCCGCGACTTCACCCACGACCCGAAGGGCGGGTTCGACGCTCACGCGTTCGTCCGCCGCCTCGCTAAGGCAGGCGACCGCCGCGTCAAGTACCTGATCAGCAATCGGCAGATCAGCAATCCATCGATCAGTGCCGGCCGGTGGCGGCCATATGCGGGCGTCAATCCGCACACGCAGCACGCGCACGTGTCCTGCGTGTACTCGAGCCTCGAGGACGACACGTCTCCGTGGCCAGGCCTCGGCACCCCCACCCCCACGCCCGCCCCTACTCAGGAGGACGACATGAAGCGCATCCGCAACGGCTCGCATGACAAGCCGCAGGTGATCAAGCCCGGCAAGACGCTCAAGATCCGCACTAACCGCAACGGTGATTACTTCCTCGGCAACACGCGGAAGGGGCAGGTGATCAACACCGCGTACGCGATCGGTGTCACCGGCCTGCTGCAGGGTGAGAAGGCCCGCGTGCGTCGGGTGATCGACGACTACAACCCGAAGAAGAAGACGACGACCCGCCGCCACAACGGCCCGTTCCATGAGGTCCACGGTGTGGGGCAGGGCACCTACGTGCGCGGGCACGGCGTGTTCTTCGACGGCAGCTGTGGGTACGGCAAGCGTGGCGACGAGCAGCCCCGCCTCTACCTGGAGGTGGAGAACCTCGGTAAGTCCGACATCACTGTCACCTACGTCTGGTTCGACACGGAGGGGAACTGACATGAGCAACCTGCTGACACGAGAGTTCATCGCCGCTACTGCTGAGCGTGCGGTGAAGACTGCGGCGCAGACCGCGATCGCTCTGATCGGTACCGAGCAGATCGGCATCCTGTCCCTGGATTGGGCGCAGATCGGGTCCGTGGTCGCCACCGCAACCGTCCTGTCGGTGCTGACCTCGATCGCCGGGGACACGACCAGCAAGAACGGGCCGTCGTTCGTCCGTGCTGAGGGCATCGGGGTGGAGTCCGCGGAGGCTGAGGCGGCACTGCTGCGGGAGCGGACCCGCGACGCCGAAGGCCCCAGCTCGGAGGGCCCGGAGTACGAGGACTTCACCGTGGTCGCGGGGGAGCCGACGAGCGACGAGACCGCCGACGAGGCTGTCGAGGATGACGAGTCTGAGGACGACCTCGATGAGTTCACGCGCTTGCGGGATCGCCTCGACCCGGACGACTGACATGCACACCTGCCCGCACTGCGGCCGCGAGTTTCTGTCGAGGCTCGCGGCCGCTGGCTGTTGCACGTATGACGAGGAGGACTGATGTTGGAGCCTGGTGTGATCGACCTCAATCTGGACGACCTCAGCGATGAGGAGCTGGCGGAGCTGGTGGAGGAGGCGCGGCGGAGGCTCGCGTCGCGGCAGGCGCGGGGTGCGATTGCGCGTGACCTGACGCTGGCTGTGGATCGCGTGATGAAGGCCAACCTCAACGTGATGATGGGGGCGGAGTGGGAGTCGGGGCGTGTGGTGTGGGATGGGGACACCATCACGATCACGACTCTCACCCCGGACGAGTACCTGGAGCTGGAGTTCCCGGATCCGGACCCGGAGCCTGACCCGGAACCGTCGGCTCGTGACTGGGTGGAGGGCATGAGTGTCGCGGTGGGTGATCTGGTCCGGTACGAGGGTGGCCTGTATCGGGTCGTGCAGGCGCATGTGACGCAGGCCGGGTGGCGGCCTGACGCGCTTCCGGCGTTGTACAAGCGGGAGTAAGAGACACCAAATTCGGGGCCGTGTTCGGATACAATAGAAGCACAATCGAATACGGCCCCGCCACGGTGCGTCAACACCACGGCGGGGCCTGACCAAGCCCAACTGTTGAGGAGTTGAGATGGCTACCAAGAAGCCTACCTGTAGCGAACCCGAATGCACCAAGAGCGTTGGCGCTCGCGGCCTTTGCTGGACGCACTACAAGCGTCTCCGGCGAGAAGGGCGGCTGACCCCCATGCGCGTCAAGGGCCGCACCTGCACTGTAGATGGGTGCAATGAGCCGCATGAAGCGCTCGGGTACTGCAACAGGCACTACTTGACGTATAAGCGCACCGGCGACCCGCTCCCAAAGCACGAGTGGGACCTGGCTGACAGGTTCCTCGACGTCGGGTGGGACGTGACCGACTCGGGCTGCTGGGAGTGGCGCGGCACCCGCGCCGTGGCTGGCTACGGCAGAATTAGCGCTTCCATGTGGGGCCTGCGCGACCGCTCCACTCACCGACTCAGTTACGAACTCTTCCACGGACCCATCCCAGACGGGCTGCTAATCCGCCACAAGTGCGACAACCCTCCCTGCGTGAACCCTGACCACCTGGAGCCGGGGACGCATCAGGACAACATGAACGACATGGTGGCTCGAGGGCGGCACTGGCGGCACGGCGGAACTCACTGCAAGCACGGACATGACATGACCGCCCCAGGGGCGCTACTCGACAGCGGAGGACGCCGGAGATGCAGGCTGTGCGTTCAGAGGCAGAACCGATCCAGGTCTACAAGCAAGGAGTGACACATGCCTGACGTGCTAAAGATGAGGGAGATCACCGGCCTGTGGTCGGCCCGCGTCCCCGATGGGCCGGACTCCGACCAGCTCCCGGACACGATCCTGCTCGAGGGCTACGTCGCATTCGAGCCGGACTACCGTGTGCCCCTCGTCTACCCCGGTGAGCACATCGTCGTGGAGCCGATGCGTGCGGTCATCCAGGCAGGTGAGCTGCTGGCGGAGACCCTGGTCGGTGATGAGGTGGTGACTGGTCCCCTGTATCTGCCGGTGACGGTGGATGATGCGGCGAACCAATCTTGGTCGTGGATCGCCCGATTCCAGGGGATGCGGTTGGGGGAGTACGGGGAAGAGGTTTCCCTCCCGAGCTTGCGTTTCCAGGTGCCTGCTGGGGATGATGCCCTCGATCTGTCTTCGGTCTTCCCGGTGTCTCAGTCGGGTGGCACGATCACTCTCCGTGGGCCTGCTGGCCGTGATGTGGTGTCGATCGTGGACCCGGATGGGGATGGGGTGGCTACTGTCACCTACTCGGATGGGGAGACCGCACCCCTGCCGCTGCCACCTGGCCCGGCTGGACCTGATGGCCGGGATGAGGAGGGCCGTCTCCACTCGACGCCGTTGGGTGAGGCTATTTGGGGTGGGGATCCGGGTGATGCGGTCGCGACCGGCACCGACCTGCACACCATCATCCAGGGCATGCAGGAGCTGAGTGTCCTCCTGATGGATGCGACCGCCTCGACTGGCCTGCGCAACCTCACCGGCATGGTGTCGGACGCGACGGGCGGGCAGGTGCTCATCTCCCGTCGTGGCCCTGTCGTGGAGCTGGCCCTGGTGAATCTGCTCATGTCCGGCGCGGCCGCGTGGGGAACTCTTCTCACCCTCCCTGCCGGGTTCCGGCCCGCCCTGCCGGCAGCAGAGGCGGCGCTGATCCCGCAGGGGTCATCGTCGGGAGTCATCTCTGTGCGGCGATCTGATGGTCGCGTGGACATCAACCGGCTCGGCCCGACCGTCCGCCACAAGCTGACGTTCGTGTACATGACGGGCGACCCCTGGCCGACCGTCCTACCTGGCACCCCCGCGTGAGGAGATGAGCATGGACTTGACCGGCTACACAGATGAGGACTTGGATGCCCTGCGCCGGGCGGTGTTGGTAGAGCAGGAGCGGCGCACCAAGATTGCGGGTATCCCAGACCAGATCACTGCACTAAGGGACGAGTACCTGGCGGCGGGTGGGGATCCTGCCGACCTGATCTGACATGAGCGCCCCACCCAATCCGGGTGGGGCGCTTTCGTCGTCAGATGCCGATCTTGGACCACCGGCGGTTGCGGCGCTCGAAGGTGAACTGCTCCTGCCGCATACGCCGCACCGCACGCACCACCTCGGGCGCGTACGCGTACGCCGCTTCCGTGTCAGCGAGACCATCCAGCACTGCCGGGTAGCGGTCGAAGGGGAGGCTGATGCGCTCGCAGAGAGCGCGGCGTTTCGCTTCGGTTGGCTGGTCGCTTTCCACGTCGAGGATCATCTGATCGTGGTCGGAGAGGGCGTGCGTGCTACCCCTGTTCAC